CGCCTGGATAGTGGTATGGTCGGTGGCTCCAGTTAGGAAGCAATGTGGAGCCGGATTAAAGATGGCAGCCCCCACACTGCACGGCTGGACGTGGGTGTGTCCGCTATGAGCCGTAGTTACCTCAACCGTGGTGTAGATGGAGCAGCCGTCGCTGAGCAACTTCAGCTGAGCGAAGCCGTCGCCGAAGTTGCCGTAGATGACGCTGTGCGTGCATGCGTCGCTCTGCGTGTACCACTGTCCGGGCGGCAGGTAGTGACCAAGAGCAGGATCTACGAATCCTAGATTAACGCCAACTACGATAGCTAGCGTAGCGATGATGGATAGAATGGTTCGTCTCATGGTGTGATGTTAGCTCCGTATCCGGCAGCAGTAAGATCATCTGCTTGCTGTTGAGTAATGGGGTATACTCCCCCGCCCATGTAAACCTCTACTGCGTTAGCTAGGGACTCCACATCATCATCAACATCAGTCGTAACCTGATCATGGTTGAAATGTCGATTGACATAGCCACCCTGATACGGGAACTGGCTCTGATGATAGTTGCCATTCTGATCACGCCACACAGTTACACCCACATCGTAGTTACCAAAGTGGGGCCACAAAGGATGTTGATCGCCACCAATTGATGCAGGACCAACTTCTACGGGTGGAGTGAAGGTAGGCATTATGAGATAGTGGAGATATCAACCGGGGAGAAGTCTACAGCAACAAGACGTGGTGCTGAGAGTTCAGTGTTAAGGAAGACACTATTAAGCACACCAGTTGAGGATTGGTAGACTTCAATAATGCCGCCAGTATTAGCCCCGGGTACTTGTCCAGTATTGATCGGCTGCTCACTTGTCTGGATATGCATGAGTGGATCAGCAGCAGCAACTGCACCAACAACTGTAGTCCCACCCGCAAAGTTGAAGACACCATCCATGAAGCGGAAGCGGATACCCCTAAGACCAGTAGCGTTGTTGGCCCATGCAACCTCAGCAATAGCCGCAAGCCCACTACCGACCTTCTCAAAGGTAACATTAGCCTGACGGACAATGTTACCGGTATTCATGGTACCAGTACCGAGAGTACAACCAGTAAAGGAAGTGGCAGTCTTACCGGTGTACTTAACTACGGTATCTGCACCACCAAGAGTAGTAGCACGGATGACAAGATAACCAGCAGTAGCGAATGCAGGTGTACCAGTTACCGGATCAGCATTGGTGGAGACAACGTTGATAGTACCCTGAGGAAGTGCAGCAGCATCGGATCCAGCAGCGATAGTAGTAGCTGCAAAGTTAGCAACACCTGGTGACGGCACAACATCAGTTGGCCGTGCAAATACTCCCCACCGCTTACTAGGTACGTCTTCGCCAAGGGTGGTGACTGCACGGTTCCAGGGAAGTGGAGTCCAAGTAGCATTAGGAATAGCTACATTTACATCATGCTGCCAGAAGATAAGATCATCATCAGCAATGACCTGCTTCTGTAGACCACCTTGCAGAATAGTTGAAAGGACTTTACCCAAGGTTACTCCTTATGGAAGTGGGCCAGGACCACAGAGTGATCCTGGCCCATGTGCCTAGCCTTACCGATATGAAGGTTAAGGAAGAATCACTTAACCATAGAGGTAGTAACCTCGATGCGACGGATGGCCTGCTCACGGAAACGACCGAACCCGCCAAGCCAGTACCAACCAACGGGCACGAACCGGCGCAGCTTATCCGTAACCTCACCCAGCACCGTGTTAGGCATCGGGCCGGACACAAGCGAAGACCAAGTCTTAGCAAGCGCCTGGTTGCCGAGGATGATCACAGGGAACACGTCAAAGTTGCCGGAAGCACCACCGGCAGCACCACCATCAACGAACCCACCAGGACCACCCTGACCAGTAGCCAAGTTGGCAGCAGAAAGACGAGGGGTTTCGATCCATGAAACGCCCTCGAACAGGCCCGTCTCCCCGTTCCAAATCTGCTCAGGCTGGGAGTACGTATGCGGATCCCGCCAAGCGGCAGTACCCGTCTCTTCCCTAAGGTCAACAAGAACCTCAGGAGCAGCGAAACCCTTGTAGTGCCCGTTCATGACTCGCTGAACATTGTCGGACGAAAGGTTAGCCACTCGCCGACGCACATCAGCAGCCTTAAGCGTGTTGGCTGCAACAAGGGAGTTTCGAGGACCAGCGCCACCGTTACCGAAGTAGACGTTAGAGCCAGCAACAAGCACGTTACGGGCAAGGCAGTCGAAACTGATGCCGGCATTGTAGCCAACAATGTTAGCCACATCTTCGGACACCATCAGGAACGAAAGCCCACGCACACGTGCGGTGGTAAGAGCAGCGTTACCGTACTCGTTCAGAGCAACAGTGACGATGCTGTCGGACACTGCAACGGCATCCACATCAGCAGTCTCAGAAAGGACCGAAACCTTAGGTGCAAGCTCGTTGTAGATGTTGAACTGGACCGTGGAGCCACGATGAGACTGTGCAACCGGCTTAATGGAAGCACAAGCATCAAAGTAAAGCTCATCACGAAGTGCGAAGTATGCGTACTGCTCGTAAGCAGTAGTGACCTGGTTAGCTAGTGTAGTGGTGGTCGTAAGGACGTCACCCACTGGATTACCCTCCGGTTATGGGTTGTCTAACTCAGGGAACATCCCACTCATGGATCATCCCGTGACGGGGACCCTTAGACCTAAGCAATGACGTAAGCTCTTCCTTGGACTTAGTCCCCTTCATTTCCTGCTCAAAGTCACCCTTGACCTGAGTGGAACTAGACTGTCCACGAGCACGATTCATTACAGCCAAAGCAGCAAGAGCATCGTCGGGATCCACGTCTTCACCTTCATCTGTAGTGGTAGTGCTCTGTCCGTTACCGGATGAGTCACCACTAGGGGTATCAGTAGATGAAGTAGTCGTAGTCGTGGTAGTGGGTTCAGGTTCGGTCTTATAGCCAAGTTCCTTAGCCACTTCCTTAGCTGCATCACCGGAGAATTCTGTACCCTCTTCAGCTAGCTCACGAAGAATGGTACGCCGCTGACGCTTACTAAGATGCGCTAGACCTGCATCCCTAAGTTGCTCATCCTGCTCCAAAGCCGTAAGTCTATCCTTAAGAGCCTTGTTCTCGTTGGATAGCTCATCCCGTTGCTTACGAAGATCGCCAGGATTGTCTTGATCGTTCTGTCCCTGAGTATCTGCCATGATTCCTTTGTCTCTCCGTCGTGCCTTACTCACCTAATACGGAGGCTATAGGTGGAGGCTTTACTGCTGACAACCTAGATGTGATACCGGAGGGTGTCTAGCTCTAGGTAGCTGTGGGGAGTATGCCGTATGGGGAGGGTAGTTGTCTAGCTTTCTGCTGCACCGACAGCGAAACCTTGCTGTCCCTGGGCGAAGCTACCCGAACCCTCAAACTCAGCCATACGCTGTCTCTGTCGACGTTCGATCTTAGTGGCTACATCAACATCACCGGCAAGGAAAGCGATCTGCTCATCCTGCGTGATGATCTCTTCATTGAACCCGAACGGGTGCCATAGCTCTTCCATACGGCCAAGCTCAGTGAACCCTACCTGAGCCTGCTCCCGAGTCAGGCCAACTTCCTGTAGCCGTTGTGCCTGAGTTTGGGTTAGTTGTCCCCAGCCGGTACGGAGTGCAGCACCAGCTATCTGTGCCTGACGGAACTGCGACTGTAGCGCCCCGAGTTCAGCCTTCGGGTTCATGAAGTACCGCATGAGGTTCCCGGTATCTGCTGCCGGGTTCATCCTCATTAGCTCGCTGAGAGTCTCGTCATCAGACTGGAAGATAGCCTCAGCGGTTAGGTCGAACCGTGACTGTAGTTCGACATTGGAAACCTCATTGGCAATCAGGTTATCCACTTCCTCTTTACTTAACGTCATGCCCCACATAGCAGCATTGGCATGAGCAAACTTCTCGTAGGCGATGTATTCATCTACAGAGATAGGTGGACGGTTAGCAGCTTCAAGAGCGAACATGCCAGCGAACCGCTTCTTAAACTCTTCCCGCTTGTAGAGTTCAAGGATAATCTGCTCTTGTGACCAGTCTTGAATGATGGCCTCAGTAGCCCAATCAGTTAGTGAGGACAGACCATACTGTCTAAGGATTTCCGTCAGGTAGACGGCTCTCATATCTACCGGCATCACAGACATTATGCACGCTTCCCGAATTGGCTAAGGAGGAAGTTAGTAACGCTGGCATCCATTTGCTTAGACTTAGATGTCTTCCAGAAGTTGCCATCCCGCCTAGCAAGCACCTTAGTTTCGTACAGAGATGCTGGACGGATACCTGATCCCGGATCATTACGGCCAATGATAGACTGCATGAAGTGGGCTTCAGGATCAATGGAGTCGGGACTTACCTCCCACTCATCACCAATGGTTTGCAGATGAGATGAGAACAGGTCCCGCATAGTCTTGCCACGACCAAGCTCTTCCTGCAACCACGGGTAACGGGACTGTGCATGCCACTGCAACATGTAGCGGATAGCATTCTCATCCTTGTAACCCATTGCCAGGTCGATAGCATTACCATACACATCATTCTCGGGTAGGTGAGTGAAGTACTCACCCTTTGCCATGTTGTGAATCTGATTGGCAGCCCCAAGAATCGAACCGTTAACCAGCCTGTTAACCCCTGATCCGAACGTGGAGTACAGGTGGTTCCTCAGGTAGAAGTTAAACTCCGCAGAGCCAGGTTCGATCCCCTCCATGATGTTGTAGTTAGTGATCCAGTCCCACTCTGCGTTGGTCATATCGAAACCAAGCTTGGTAGTAAGATCCTTAACCTGATACCCGAATTCCTGACGACGACGCCAAGCCTCGGCAGGATCGGTGTTCTGTAGAATCTCCCACTCACGACGCTTAGCCGATCGAGTCCTAAACCAGCCAGTATTCATTAGCTCGGCCTGGAACTTGAGAGGGGAATAGGGAGTCAGAGGATCGACTGCACGTGTAAGTAGTGGACCCACTTCCGGATCAGCAAGAAGGAACTGGAAGAATGGGTACTGTTCTGCGACCATTTCAGCGGTAGATGCCATGATCAGTACCAGTTGTTCCGCAGGTGGAATGCTAGGGCGTTACGAGGATTCCCGTACCTGGACTTAATGTACGTCAACCCTGCTTGGATTTGAATCTGAGGATTAGTGGACTTCTGGAAGCCAGTACCGGCCCATGTCCCGTTAAGGAACTGGGCGATACCGAACGCTGTAGAACGAGGATTCTGAGCCAGAGGGTTCCATGTGACACGGCTAGAACCCGCTCCCGGGTCCCCTGATTCCTTATTCCAGAGTGCTACTAGAGCAGGATAGTCTTCCGGAGAGAACCCGTACTGCCCGAATAGCGATTGTGCGTAAGCCCCTAGCTGACCCTTATCCCCAGCCGGTTGGATTTGGACATCAGTGTTCTGGAGGTTAGTGCCACTGACTACAGGCTGTGAGTACTGAGTGGGAGATAGAGGTGCAGTTTGGTGGGCACCAGCTTCAGGCACTTGACCGCTAATAGAGCCAGTCGGATCAACCATATCCTGAACGTTCTCAGAGGTAGGCTGAATGAACTGCTGAGCAGACTCTAATGGATCAAGGAGTTTGTTGGCCCCGGAAGTGAATTCGTCCCCTCCAATAACCGACATAACTGATGCCATACGGTTAGCGAGCACGTCCTCAGGACGGGCCATAGGACCGCCACCGATGTAGTTCAGATTGTATTGGATCCCCATGTTGTTGAAGTCAGGTTCACCACTAGCCTGTACGCCTTCACCTAGCTGGCCATGCCAAGGCTCGTCGTCCATCGGGAACACCAGGCCATACTTACGGCCAAGTTGCTGGGCCAGACGCAAGTCGCCACCAAAGTCAATAGCAGCACCGTGTTCATGACGTGATGTGCCAGGTCGAGCTACCCGAGGAACATCATGCCGCCCAGCTTTCCATTCGTTGTAAAGATGAGCCTGCTGTTGACCTGACCGCCAGCCTGACCCGATCCAAACCCGGCCACCACTCTCCATCATGATCATATTAGCGATCTGCCGAAGGGTGGGGTTCAGGTTATCGTATGCAGGTGTACCAGGACCGTAGCCAGGCATTAGCCAATCCCCCAAGCGGGAGAGGCTAGAAGCTGCATAGCCTCGTTCATGTACTGTAGACCACGGTAGTTAGCAACACCCTGAGGATTCTTAGCCTCAACCTCTGCCTGAGCATACGCTTCAGGAGACGGGATATCGACCACTGAGCCACCCGTCAACTGCTTATCGTATGCCTCCTGCTGACGCTGAACTTCCATGTCGTTAAAGGCTTTGGTCATCATCTGAACTTGATCAGGAGAAAGAGCCTGGCCAAGTAGGTTCATGGACGTCTCTCTCAGGACTAATTCAAGGGTACGAGGGTCAGTGGTACGAGTGACTAGCGGTGCCCGTGTAGGACCAGCAGCTTCCTCAGCACTAACAATATTGCCAAACTCATCAATGGTCATCTTGCCGCCCGCTTGACCACTACCTTCAACCTGAGAACGTAGATGACCAAGGGCTGTCTGCCACGTCATGCCATGCTGGTTTGCGTAAGCCAACAGGCGCCGGAATGCAGAAGCGGTTTCCTCTCCCCAGTCCCCCGAGATGACGTTGGCATTAGGGTCATACAGACCTACAAAGGCTAGCTTTGACTGTAGATCCCGGATGACGTTACTAGTGAAGTTAGCAGGCGCATACTCCATGTCAGCATAGTAACGAGGGGAGATGTTCGCTTGACGTGAAGATGAGCGAGCAACAGGACCTATGTCTCGCTTGGTGTAAGAGAACCCGTGCGGGTAATAGTGTGGAGATAGATGAGCGGGTGCAGCAGCACGATACCCAACGTTTACGCCAATGGGCTGGGGAACACCACTAGCACCACCACCAAGGCCACCAAGGATCTCATCAGCAGCATCATCAAGACTAGTAGGCGTAGTGGTACCAGTAGTAGGGCCAGGTTGTCTAGGTCTGTAGTACCGTCCACCGTAATCAACAGGCATCGTTATTCCTTAATGAGTTCCCTACTAAAGACCTGTTCCCAAAGCGGCTGGAATGCAGGGTACTTATCGATCAGGGCTTGTGCCTCAGACCTTAGTGCCTCACGGATAGGTCGCAACGCCTTGGCCTTAGTGAAGCCCTTGATGTTCTGATCAATTGCACCACGTTCCTTCAGAGCGTCAACCAGCCCCTGAGCATCTACACGTAACTGTAGGTACTCGGTGAGCGCAGGCCCGGCAGGAGTGGCAAGGATATCCTTATCTTGACCTGCAACTTCAAGTTGCTTGATCATGTCATCAATCTCTGGCTTCTCCATGCGACCGACGACAGCAGACGGATACTCTTCATCAACCAATGCTGATAGCTCTTCCCAGGCGTTACGCTGTTCCTGATCCATATCAGCATATGAGTTGACACCCATCTTATCCATAAGCTTGCTACGCCAGTACCGGTTAAGCCAATCAGCAGACATAGCGATCTGTTGCTTGGCCGATAGTGAGCGCCTATCTCCCGAGGCAAACTGGCGGGTATAGGTGTCTATGTCGAATTCACCGGAGGGAGCGAAGAGGGCATACACAAGGGGGTACTTGCCAGCAAGTTCAGGGTTATCATCAATCCATGCCTGTCCTTCTTTGGAATCTGGAAATCCAGGGACGGCGGTTGCTGATGCTGCGACAAGTGCTCCAATTGCGTCCTCTCCATACTTCTCTACGAACGTGGCGACAGAGGTATCAAAGTCCTCGCTATCCATCTTGTGAAACTCTTCAGCCAGAACAACGGCTGATAGCCGCTTACCCGACTTGTCTTCTACATACCACTCAAGAGAGGGAGCAGCCGGAAGCCAGAATTGGGCGATAGAGCGGATCCAATAGACCTTGTCAACTGATGCCTTAGCATCCTGCCATACCCGAGCCTGCTCTGCGGCCGTATAGCCATACTCACCAGTAGACATAAGATGCTGTGCCCGCTGGGCTACAGTGTTCTCGTAAAGCCGCTTGTCATCGTTAGTCTTGATGCCAACAGCAGAGAGAGCAGTCTTAAGCCAACCAGGAGCATAGGTCTTCCAGTCGGTAATCTCTTCACCCTCAGGAGCACCGAACGGGAGTAGTACCTCTTCCAAGGCTTCTAGTTCTGGCTTGTCCTTAAGGAACCATGCAGCAGGGATTTGGGCAACAGGTCCCAAACCCGGCATGATTTCCCCGAACATAGACAGACCTTGAACCCTACCTTCCATGTCGATAGGTGCTCCAGTAATGGCAGAGGTAAGTGCTCCCACCCACGGGTAGGTAAAGGACAGTTCCCCAAACCTGTTCTCGTGGAAGAACCCGCTGTTGATAGACCCCTCGATAATCTGCTGTCCACGACGCACAGGCTTACCCATAGTCTCTCGGGTAAGACGGCCCCAGGTAGACATAACCTCAAACCATGCATCACCGAATGGGAAGAAGTTGCGGGTGATGTCAAAGATTTGCCGGCGCTCAGCGTAGGAGTAAAGAAGCTTCTGCGACTTGTCCATCGCCCGACCCTTAGCGAGCATGTCCATCTCATCAAGGTTCAGCTTACCCTCTACCTTAGTACGGGCAAGATGTTCCATATGCTTGAGAGTGCGGTTCGGGACATTGAGAGAGCGAGCCTTGGAGATAAGCTGCTCACGTGCTTCCTTGGTACCGAACTGAACAAAGTCGGATAGCTCACGTCCATACTGCTGACGGAACACAGAGCCACGTGCCAGAAGGTTCTCAGACTTAGACATAGCGCCATACAGGAAGTTCTGTACAGCGTAACGCTTAAGGGCCGGATAGTCGGACTTGCCACGTAGGGCCTGCTGCATACGACCGACAACCACGTTAGGTCCGTCGTCCATGAACTGAGAGAGATACTTGGTGAATTCAGGGTTCAGTTCAGGATTGCCATCTGCTAGTGAGCCAGACCGGTAGATGGAGTGAGTCTCACCGGCAGCATCAGTCCATTCCCCACTGCGGAGGGTGTCAAAGATGTCAGTGTTACCCTTAGCAAGGAACTGGAACCGCTGATCAATCTGGTCCAAGTAAGTGCGAAGTTGGGCAGGAGTTTCCAGGTTGCCAGGGAAGGCTTCCTGTAGTTCTCTGACGAACCCTCTACCTTCACCATGCTGCATCCAATCCATCATCTCATCTAGAGAGTTGGAGTTGATCCAGCGGGAGTAGACAGGGTCATAGTTGAACTTCATTAGCTGCCTAGCCCACGCATGCAGATACTCTTGATCAGCATGACGACCCTTAGCGTAAAGGGTTGTTTGGGTAGTTGTCTCGGCAGCCCCGGGACGATGCGCCCAGTTATGGACCTTAGACAGGGAGCTATCGTACTCTAGAACCTCGTCCCATTTCTCGCCTTGGATAGATTTAGGGATACGGGGAGCGATGTCTCTCAGACCTGGGATCTTGCCGGTAGGGATCTTCTTCTTGGACAGCATGAACCCGAGCGCTTCCAGAGGATGACCCGAGAACAGAGAGTCAAGCCCATCAGCGGCAATACGGATCTGACCTTCACCCAGTACACGGACCAACCATGCGCCACGTGCAAGCGCTAGAGGCTTCCAAACCTCTTGCAGCATATAGTCCACAAAGGCGCCGGGAAGCTCTACGGCAGTACGGAGAGCACCATCTTCCGGAAGCTTGGAAGTAAGAGTAGGGAAGCGGCGGGTAATCTCCCGTAAGGCACGAGGATCAGGGAACGGCATCCAATCCTCTACCAGTTCGATGAGTGCATGGGGACCGGGGATAAGAGTCTCTTCCCCGTTAGCAAGCATCTTCTCCCAGGTAGGAACCTCTACACCCATCTCATCTACAAGGCCACGCCACATCTCATTAAAGCTGGTCTTATAGAGCCTCATCATCTGATCAGCAACATCTTGAGGGATGTTATGTTGAGCAAGGAGAGAGTTAGGTCCGGAGCCGAAGATTTCCATGATGGTGTTACGACGGCCGGACTTAGTGCGGGCGGTAGAGAGTTTGTTGAAGGCTTCCTCTAGCGCCTCTTCCGGAGCATTGACGTTACGGAAGGACCGCATAACCTGGTTCATAGTCTCTACCGGGTTACGGAGATGAGTACCGATACCCGGCATCTTGTCCATAAGACGAGAACGAGGCATATGCGGGCGCACATGAGCAGCGATACCGTGGCCCCACGATGATGTTACATCAGCTACCTCACGGATCTCGCCACGATCAATAGCATCAGTGAGGATAGCTCGGGTTTCCGATGACTCAGTAGTACGTGCAAGATCATCGTATAAAGCGGGATCATGCTTGAATTCTAGCTTACCACTGTTCAGCTTCTTAGCGATTTGGTAAGCGGAGGTTGTGGAAGTGATGTCTTCAACCGCTCTGGCACCACGAGGTGAATCGAACACCTTCTGAGCAGTAGTGAAATCGACAAACGGGCGACGACCACGAGAGCCAAGGATGCCAGCAGCTAGATGTGGATCTAAGGCTTCAGCTTCAAAGAGTCCCCGAGCCTTCCGGATCTGTCCAGCCTTCCCAAGTCCAACAGAAGTTGGATCTGCAAGCTGGATAGAGAAGTCCACGAAACCGGACATGACATCAAACGGAACAGTGTCGGGCTCTGTAACAGCGGAAGCAATCCATCGTCCCCAGGTGATGTTGTGCCCACCGATCTGTCCATGTTCCGCTTCCCGTCTCATTCTCTCTTTGGCAACTTCGGAAGTAGGAGACACAAAGAACCCTGATCCTGTATCTATATCTTCACCGGACAGTAGACCCTCGGTAGCAATAGCAATATCAGTCTCAGAAAGATCAGCGGTAATGGCTTCCCTACCGACACTCTTAAGGCCAGCAGCGAACCCTTCCCGCTGTACACGTCCTACTGCATCATGAAGTGCTCGACCGGTGGTCTGGATTTCTTGGATAGGCGCATTGGCGATCATGCCAGCAGTACGGGCAACTGGCTGGACAACCTGATAGGCCGGCTCCACGACGTTCTGGACACCCTGAATAGCCTCACCCAGTACTGGTACTGATCCTGCACGGTTAATGGGTGATTGGAGTAGGGCAGTCCTGATGTCGCCCCTCTTGATGACTTCAGTGTTGCCGGTCTTAGGATGGAAGTTGTACCAGTCCCCGTCCTGCATAAAGGGAATAGGCTTAGTGGACCCCTCGTTATCTGAAATCAGGCGGAGAAGGTCCTTGAATTCCTTATCAGCCTGCCTATCCTCGTCACTCTCGTACTCCCAAACCGGCTTACCATTCCTCCGGCCAGAGTACTTAGGGCGTGCGGGACGGACCAGGTTGTTGTCCTCGTCGATGTAACCCTTGGCTCTGTACTCCTTAAGCGGGTCATCAACCAGTTCAGGAGGAGGGCGGCTAGGCAAGTAACCCGATGCCTCAAGCTGGGGATCAAGACGACCAGGATTTAGCTCGGATGCACGGGTACGACTGCCGGTATTGATACGCCCTGAGGCTACTGCTTCTGCTAGTGAAGTAGCTGCAACCCTAACCATGTCAGGGTTATTCGGGTAGTAGCCAGCCATAGAAGCAGCACGGACCACACCCGGCTGCATCCACGGGTAGTCACGGGCATAGTTGGCGTAAAGAGCAGCAGACGTTGGGGTGAACTGACTGACCTGCGCCTCGATACCACGACGACGCAACATGACAGCTTCAATGTTGCGTATCTCGTTGAATGGATTGGTGTTTGCGGGATCGCTCGGCATCAGAACTGTAGGGTTGATTCCAGGTAAGCGATGTAGTTACGAAGGTCAGGATTAGGGTATTCAAGGAAGAGACGACGGGCGATACCCAGTTCGGGACTATCCTGCGTCATGATGCCTAGTGCTTCCGGTCCTGCACCGGGACCGATAGGCAAACCGGCAGTCACAGGCTCATTTGGGTTAGCTGTAGGGTCACCCAAGCCTGGTACATCACCAGGTGCCAACATAGGCTGTCCCTGTCCTCCACCCTGAGGGGATGGAGGGCTAGATGGAGGACCTGCCGGCGTGACACGTAGACCCTGAGCCTGCTGTACACCCTGTCCATACTGAGCAGAAGCAGGAAGGTTAGAAGGTCCTATAGGTGCCCCTGGCGCACGCATATCCTTCCGGTTGGGGTACTGACCGCCAACCGAACCTGTACGGGGACCACCACGGTTATCACCCATCGTCTGTTCCTATCTAGTAGCTGCCGCCACCCTCATTCTTGGGCGCAGAAGTGAGGCGCTTCTTGTTGGGAGCAGGCATGGACGTGTGCTTGATGGGTGCTTTGACTGCACCGGGAGTAGCAGCAGGCTGAGAGGTAGGACGGGGGATAGCAGGGGTAGGACGGCTACCGGTAGGAGACTTGGTATGCGTCTCGCCATCCGGGTTCGTACCACCATAAGGATCAGTATCCCACTTGTTACCCTTACCCTTGGGAATATTAGCCATCGTTAGCTCCTGTACTTTTGGGCTTGCTGGACGGTTCCAAGACTACCTAGAAGTTGCGTGTACCTCGCCATTGAGTCCGGTGGCGCCGGGATTGGGGAAGCTGCATCAGGTGTACCGGCTGCACCAGGAGTAGAGGTTCCCGGTTGCGGCCCAGGTCCACCACCCTGGCCTGCTTGTTGGGCAGCCATTGCTTCTGCTGCTGCCTGTTGCGCTTCCTGGACTTCCTCATCAACTTCTATGAAAGCCTTCAGTAGTTCCTTACCCTTTTCGACCTTCTGATCTAGCTTAGCAAGATGGATTGGCTGGATACCTGAATTCGGATCGGGATTAGCAACCAGTTGCAATATCATAGCCTTGAATGCCCGCTTAAGAGCCTCACGATCAAGCCGCTGAATCTCGGCTGGCACGTCCTTGATCATAGGATCGTATGTCATGAAGGTTTCGATGGACATAGACTCCATCTGGACTCGCTGTCCACCTTCAACTGGGAGATTCTGTAGATCAGCCCCGATAAAAGGGTACTCGACTACGTGACCATCAGTCTCCCATATCTCAGCAGGGGTGTAGGTAACATCACCAATGTAACCCCTTGTCTCGATGAAGAACGTCTTCTTCTTAGGGAAGAACGCCTTGTCGAGAGCGACAGCGATCTTGTTCTCTTCCTTAGATGACCGTGCAAACCGCTGCTGAGCCTGAGCAACCGAGAAGTCGATAGTGGCACCCATAACCTGAGCGCCACGTCGCCCTGAGATATGTGTACGTTGGGAGCCAAGCATCTCCGAAGGGATACCGGCATCCTTACGTTCCCCTTCCTCCATCATGTCGATGAATTCCAGGGTACGGAGAGAGGGATCAAGGGACTGCTGATTCATCTGACCGTGAGCCACAACGCCAGGGATACCACGGTAGGGATCGGGATCCTGAGTGATATCGGGTTCCTCGGGATCATTCGGGAAGCCCTGGAACCAAACAGTCGGCCAGATAGTCTTACGCTGCCCGATAACAGCAAGGGTTGTCATAGCTGCACGGGCCTGGTACATGCCAACGATACCGTCAAAGTGACCAAGCTGTTCATCTAGGCAGATACGCCCGGGACAAACAGCGAGAGGACGGTGGGCAAGGTTAGGAGCGTACTGGATACGTACAGCGCCACGTAGGCCAGGCATTCCACGACGGTAAGCCCGAGGATCGTTAGCATGACCCACTAGGATCATGGAGATTTCGTTAGAGTCGATGTACTCTAGAACCTCAAACTCGATGCTGTAGTTCTGGATATCATCATCCCAGTTCCAGTTCGGCGGCTTGGTTACCTGACCGATAGCTTCATGGTCAAAGAACTGAAGAAGCTGCTGATAGGTGTAGACATCACAGGTGATGATGTCCATAGGGATGAGTTCGTCATAGGAGCCAGGTGGCAGGAAGGTTTCGAGGGGACGACGCACGTCCCACTTCGGCCGTCTAGTTACTGGGTCAGGCTTGACGACGACAGGACTACAGGCCCATGACAGGAAGTGTCTCGCCCGCTTAGACCTGATGGCGTACATGTCGTTCTCTTCATGCCAACCCTGCATGATACGACGACGATTGACTGCACGCTTATCGGCAGCATCAGTACCAGGATTCTTGCTCGGCCAATGCATCGTGGGATCAACACTAGCGATCCGCTCTGCAAGATTGTCCTGTGCCCGGAGTGCAATGTTGGCGACGAGATTCTGTTCCCCTTCCGTAAGCTCAGGGAGAGGAACGTCCATCTCGTTGTTCATAAGCCGCTGCATCTTACGCATGCGGGCGATGTCTTTGCCGTAGTAAAGCTGCCGTTCGTTGTAGAGAGCTAGGATCTCTTCAGGCTCTTTCACGCTGTACTTCATGCGTAAGATGGCTCCCTATTAAGCCAAGATGGCATGTCCTTAGACAGAATGGATCTTGTACGCTTCTTCTTGACGATGTACTGAAGCTGATACTCAAGGAACCAGTGGGCCATAACACAGTCATCGTATATGGCATCCGGATAGTGAGTTACCTGCTTATAGAGAGGTTCCGATACGTAACGACCGTCTCGGTTGCCGGGGAGCCTAACACGCCCATATTCGTACTGGCTACGGATAGTTGTGACACCAATCTTGGAGTCCAACTTGTTGATATGGGTATGGTGTGACTTCAGCTTAATCTGGTTGTCCTTCATCCAGTTCTTGAAGAACTTGTACTGCTTCATAAACTTCTGAGCAGCATTGACTTCCAGGATGAAGAAGTCTACCGGGACCTTAAGCTTCTTAGCTGTATCCTTCCATTCAACTAACAGGCCCTCCCACTCACCGGTATCCGTATCGTAATCGAGTAAAGCATTGGCCCCCATTGGTGTGAACACCTGGTTCATGAGGAACCGGTAGCCCATCAAGTGTTCGTGAGTAGGAAGCTGGACATATAGCCACCACTGAACAGCCCAGAACTTAGATGGGGATGGGTCCGCTGTAATGATGGACTTGATGAGTGTATTCTTGGGTGGCTTGGCTAGGAGTCTCGGTAGCTGATTAGGCCCGCGGTCCTCATCCCAGCACCCGTCATACTCCTGGTTCTCATAGGTACCACCGTCAATAAAGAACTTGGGCACAAGGGCATCAGCCGGGTCAACATCTTCCTGCTGATAAACCACCTTATAGTTGGAGGTTGGGTGGTTCATCTTGGAGCGCAGTTCACGCCAAGGAAGACGAACAGGATCCAGTAGGCAAGGGGCATGCCCACGTTCGTTCAATGGGTTCTTAGGATCGTATGGCTTGGCCTTACGGGAATGGACATGCGGGTCTATGGCGGCGTCACAAAGTTCGTCATAGTGAGCCTTGAAGATGACATGGAAGTACTTCCGCTCGGTGGGCTCCTGTTCCTCCCCGAGTTCGTATAGCTCAATGTCCTCATCATCTTCAGCGTAGGTACGCTTGTCCAGGTTGTAGGCGTAGATGTCGTCAGCCCCCAACCTCTGCCCCTGAAGGATGAGAGCACCACCTGGTTCCAGACGAGTCTCAGCCTCATCGTCGTACCACATGTAGAACTTCTCCAGCTTCTCGGCCTTGTTGATGCCGAGCATGTCCTCACGCCGGAACAAGTCGTCCCACACAATGATGTGGACACGGTAGCCAAGGAACCCTGAGTCCTTACCGAATGCAGCCCAGGTTGATTCCTTCTCATCGACACTAATCTCACCGAACTGTGCGACTGTGAAGAAGTTACGGGACCAGGGAGCACCGATAGCAGGATCAGGACGGAAGATCCCATAGTCCCGTGTCATCGTGGACTCAGCATCATAGGCGAGTCCTAAAGCGAGGTCCTCAGACTTGGCCTCTACAGGAACCGTTCTGGCAAGGGTGTTACGTAGCCGGAAGGTGTAGTTGCCAGCCATGTTCTGTGTGGACGAGCCAATGAACCCTCGTAGGGTTCGGGATCGGGCTGTCAACCAGGCTGGAATGTCATGGGTGAACAGGGTGGACTTGCCGCCGCCAGGTGGAGCGTTAACTACGATGAATTCCTTGTAGGGAGTGGCTAGCTTAACCCTGACTATCTGAGCGGCTTCCTCCTGCCAAGGGGATGAGATGCGCCCAAACTCCCGAGCACGGAACCGGCCGAAGTCCTCTAGACAGTCCAGAGCTACGGGGGATAGCTCAGACCGTTTTAGGGGACGTATTTCCCCTTCGGGATTGTAGTAGCGGGCTTCTCGGACTTGGTCTCGTAGTCCTAGTTGGGCGTCCATTTTCTTGCCCCAGGACTTTGACTTCCCAACGAAGTCTGCTGCTTCCGCTTGGGTCATTCCCCCGATTCGGAGTTGCTTGTAGTTGTCTTTCTCTTGGGGAGTGGCTGCTGTTCTGGCGGGCATGTGGGTAGTCCTGCTCTGTCGGCGGTTTCTCGCCAACGATCTTTGGCTTCTGTTAACGGTCGGGGGTGGAATGAGTATCGACAGTCAGTTATGAACCTATTGCATCTACATTGTTGGCATACATATGGGGTGGACATAGGCAGCCATCTCCTTGGGCATGACCATACCGTATGTCCCTTTCATAAACCTGTCTACAGGTGGATAACACTCCCTCCCCCCCTCCCCCCGAGGGGCTGACCCGGGTCAAACAGACTATGTGATGTGATGTCGAATGGGTAAATGAATGTTGGAATGATGAGTGAGTGAGCTGGTGTGTTGTGTGTGCTGTGTTGTGATGTGATCAAATGATGATGATGATAGATAGTAATATAGGTATGTATTAGATATGGACGCGATATGTAGTGGATATGGGGCGATTATGATGTGATATGGGCGAGATAGTGCTCTATTAAGCATAAATAGTTGTTATCCACACCCTTGTGGATAAGCATGAGAGTACGTACAGGGTGTGTTGCAGTCTCAGGGTGTGACACGTGCCACATTAGGGTGTATTGCAAGGGTGTGTTGCAAGTGTGTAGGGACCGTGGTAGGATGGAGACGGTTTCTTGATAGTGATCCGGACAGAACGGCTAGGGATCACAGCACCTTGACAACGGAATAACGAGCGCCCCACCAACCGTCGTGATGACAGGCTGTAGGTTGTAGTTATTCCTCATCCTTTCCTCCCATGTGGAGATACGAAACAGGCCCGCTCCGAGATGGTGTTGGGCCTGTCGCTGTGTCGTGACGGATACAGCCTGAAGAGTAGTCAATCCCTGGGAGGGAAAGCTATGGATACCCGAGTAGTTGAGTTGACAGATGCTGCTGTCGACACAATCACTGCGATGCGAGAGAGAGTGTGGCAGTTGGGAAGCTACTACGGCCAGAGTGACGATAAGGTCATAAAGGCTATGGATTCCCTGTTCCACAATCTCATCGCACTCAATAACCGTTTCTTTGGTTCACATGCTGTTGTGTCAAAGGATGGCGAGTTGAGCCTGTTCGTCGCAGAGTATGCGGACAGTGAACGTCGACAGAGCGGTAACGCTGGCTTTGTCTATGGACTCATCTGGCATGAGGATCGTAGGAAGTGCGAGAAGTGTGGAAGCACACAAGGCTATGAATACTATCTCAGTGATAATGATAAGGCTGAGGCAATCAAGTCTTGTGCAACAGTCACCTACACACATCACGGGACAAACAAGCGTGATGTTACAGCTAAGGTGACATGGGATAGGCACGAGTGGAACATTCCGGTTGATGCTCCCATGCCTGGCACATGGTCGTTCCACTCATGAGGATCTCACAGCTAGCACACAAAGCAGGCAACGCAGGAAGTGGTAACAGTTGGGTCAGCTATCACAGCACAGATACCAACGGCCGAAAGACTCTGGACGTCTGGCATGACGGACACAACATGTTGAGCGTGACGTTCAAAGATGACGGTTCCCCTGACCTAAGCACTCTCTATCTGAGTGTTGGATGGGGAAGCGTGAGTGATCAAGGTGGCATGAATCAGATACTCAGGGAACTAAGACTGCCCTACTACTACAGCCGGCAGGGTGGTGCTGAGTATCTGACCATCGTGGGGACAGAGTGATGCCTGTCGTCTACGCACTTGTATGGGCATCTCTAAGCGTTCTAGCGGTCATGTGGCTCGCTAGGTACGTCAACACCAGTAGTCGCTAGTTAGAAGCGCTCAGGGCCGATCTAGAGGGTTCTGAGCGCTTCCTAGTAGTTACTGCAACGGTGACTGCTAACACACCTGGGAGGGTGAAACATGAATACGGATGATGCGAGGGAACTGGTGTCTCGGCTCATCTATAAGCCAGGTTGGACGTTCCAACTTGCAAGCTACAGCGTTAGTAGCGATCACTGTTACGTCCAAATCCTTTGGGATGCTGTCGATAGTGACTCATTCCCTGGCTATACCCGCTCACTGAGTGATGCTGGACGTAGTGTGTTTGATCGTACTGTCCACTTCAGGCTAGGTGATGATTGGACAGAGTTGACCATGATGCGTCGCATCCTTGAGGAAGTCATCAACCTAGAGGCAGAGATGATCTGCCATGACGCTAGGGAATTCTTCAGGACCACTACCACTTATGACTTCCCCGCTCCGTTCCATCCTCATCACTTCAGTGATCACGAGGAGGATCTAGGCAAGCGTGGCCGTAAGAATTGGGCAGACACACATCATGTCGGACTGATGGATAACGAATCCCTACCGCACTACATGATGGGCTAGTTGGAATCTGACACCTAACCACTTACCAACGTTGCTAGGTGGTTGGGTGTCTCAGTAGCAACTAGCTACTAAGAAAGGATGATGAACAGTGGATACACCCATCCATACCGTGACGCTGAAGAATGGCGAGACGTTTGATGTCTACTACCGAGAGCATGACGGTAGATGGCAAATGACGCACACTGAAGTCAAGACTCTCGGATGGACTGTTAGCGATGAGGCTTTGCTACTCATCATGAAAGGTCGGGAAGCTGACGCCATGACAGGGATGAAGTCATGAAGGGTGAGAACCGACGAGCTATGAAGTGGTCACACCTTCACCCTCGCACATCAACCAATCCCATAGGTCTAGCTGAGTACCTAGCTAGGCAGGAACGGTCTATGGTCATTGATGCTGACCGTTTGAACCCTGACTTTGTGCAATGGGTGGAACGGATGAGGAACGAACCTAGATACCGTTCCGATGAGCCAGTGGTAAGCCATAGAGACACCACTACATAGCCATACGCATAAGAAACCCCCTAGTCCAATCGGGCTAGGGGGTTTCTGCGTTTAAGGGATCTCTCTGAGGCTCTGGACGGCCCGGAGCGAGCGGACACCGCACCCCTGCCTAGATCCTGGTGAGCCGCCGGAATTCCGGCCCGAGCCTGTACACTTGATCCCTATGCCAGACCTGTCAGAGACAGACAGGGAACGCCTACAGCTACTAATGGAACTAGCAACCCTACAAGCTAAACGTAAGCGGTTACTAGGTCAGGTCAACAAGCTTAACTCCCCAATACAAGTGTTGGTAAACAAACTCAGACAACGGGGAGTTACACCTAAGACAATCAGTGAGTTGACTGACGTTCCCTTGTCTACCATCTACTCAAACAGTAGATATCCGATACATGACAAGGAAGGTGGAGAGCCAGAGTGAGCGACATTTCTGCTGGTCGTGGGCCAGATACCGGAGAGTTCATAGCACTAGATGTTGTACAGGATGCGCAGAAGATAGAGATAGAGAGGCTCTCCCGGTTACTCGATGCAACTAAAGCGGAGCTACATCACCAACGTAACCTGTATCATACTCGGTTCCACGCAGGCCCTTTGGGGGTCTGTAAACGCTCTAGTTGTAGAAGGGCAAGGGACATTCTAAACGGAAGGATCTAGGGAGGTGAGTAAGAGTAGACCCGGTAGTAGTAGCGCCAACAGGAGAAAGCGCCGCAGGTTGATCATAATGGACGGACCTAGGTGCTACCTATGTGGCGAGATATTCATGGAAGAGGATCTACAGCTAGAGCACAAGATACCCAAGAGTAGAGGTGGTAGCGATAACATACTGAACCTCGCTCTCGCTTGTGATCCATGTAACCAAGATAAGGGGAACATGACCCCCGAGGAATACTACCGATACAAGATGAATACTAGGAATGTTAAGGCAGAGGATGTGCAGTTCCGTACAGCGGAAGAGAGCAGGCTAGAACAACCACTAAGTGACGTGTGGCCGTTAGTTGATGATATTAATCCTCTAGCTGACCACGATAGAGACTAGGAGTGAGTGATGCATAGTATTAGTATTGGACTGACAGAGGAGACAAAGATCCATCGGATTACAAGTGGGAACACTCCTATGATCACGATGGACAATTGGGCAGTGAGTATTTCTGTCTCTGATCCTGATGTTACCGATCACCTGGCAGAGCTATTGAAGACAGCAGCTAACGATAGGCGAGAGGTCATCATGGAGGCTAGGAAGTCGAGGGTGAGTAATGCCTAAGCCTAGCTATAAGGGAAAGATCAAGTGCAAGGTATGGGATGCTGGTGAACATCTCACGCTCTATACCCTTAACCGAGCCGTTCACTACTGCCAAGAAACAGGGCTAGACGAGGTAATCGTCCAGCATAATGGGGAGCATGTGCTAGTGATTACCCGTTATGCAGACATCAGGAAGGCCCCGTAAGCAGGTTCATAATGGCAGAGTCAAAGTATGTTAGAAGGATGAAGGTAAAGCTAGCTGATCGGACCTATAGGTACAACGAATCCCTGAAGCGTGGTAAGCATCACGGTAAGGGACTACGCAAGCCGGGAAGTCAGAACCCGAGAAAGGCAGGTTGATCAAGATGTTGGAAATTGTAGGAGTGCTCACTCAGCAGTTCTCATTGGGTGAGTGGTTGATGCTGATGTGGTGGACAATCGTGCTGATGTGGCTGGTAATTGGTGTTGTTAACCATGCGTATAGGGCAGTCTCATATACCCGCCACAAGATCACCAGGAAGAGCTAATCACACACATCATAAGTAAAGCCCCGGAGACGGTGCTTCTAGATACGTAGTGACGGACGTATCGAGCACTCATTCTCCGGGGCTTTCTTACTGTACATGCTGATATTTACAGGTCAAGGCCTGGATTGTCACAGCTACAGGGTGTAATCTGGCTTCCGCCGAGTGTCACAGATACCGGAGATACTAGATAACTACTACACCGGTTTCTGTGACATGGGAACGTCTGTTCGTTTTCGGCCGAGGGCACCCCCGGAGCACAGGTGACAATTAGCTGTGACGTAGCTAATCTCAGACTCTTTGGTGAACATGAAGATGGTACCTATCTAGATGTCCCTTACCAGTGCATGAAGCCTACATGTCAAAGGTGTTGGAGAACCTTGATCATCAGACGCATATGGGCCACTCGCTTATACCTAAACAAGGTGGGTATGAGTAAGGTATGGATAGGCATTATCTCTCCACAACAGAGAGTGACAGCCAGGAAGTTCAAAGAGAGGAACAAGGACCGGCCTGACATTCTCGTTGCCAACATGCTCTCTACCTTTAGCCATACAGACGAGGTTGCGATGTTGGCTACTTGCAACATGCTCCCTAACAGTGAAGGGGCATTGCGAGAGGTAGAGGTAGAGGAAGCGCTAAGGGTTTACCAGCAATGGTGTGAAGAGTTACGGCCTAAGCGAATGACAGCCGATTGGGAGCTAAAGTTCCCTGGGAGATTTAGGGGCAAGTTCACTGCATCACCAAAGACGATCGACAGCATGTGGACCATCATGAATGACAGGTGGGGACACAAGCCAGGTGATGTTCCTGAGGATCCTACTGTCTTTGAGCGGCGCATGTTTACTGCGCTAGATGAGGTCAAAGCTAAGAAAGCAAGTTGACCGTATCCCGACCTGTAAATAGCTGTATAACGGGACCTGGACAGGCTGTTTGACGTTTCCCCTGGTCAGAGCGTTACGGGCCTACAGCATGGAATGGCATGGAGGGGCAGATACCAGTGTGACCCCCAGCTAGGGACTCGGCTCTCGATCCATGCTCTCCATCCCCCTCCGTACCCCTGACCATCCCCCTCCGCATGACCCTCTGTATCCGGCCCCCAACCTGCTGACCAGGGAATTCGGAAGTTAGGTTGTAGAACGGATCTCTACGGGGTAGGCTGTCATCGGGTGCCCATCAAGTATCCGGCCCCCGATTGACAACTGAATAGGGTCATTGGGCACTCATGGAACCCCTACCCACGAAAGGAACAGGTATCATGCCTGCTCTCTTGGACGTTAGTGACGGTCCGGTTCTCATGGCTGCCAACATCACCCGTGGCCACCCTTGGCATACGCTTGGCGAGATTGTTCCTGTCAATGCAAGCTTGAGCGAGGCTCTCAAGGTTACGGGTAGCGACGACACTGTTATCCCCTCCATGCTCTACACACGTAACGAAGACGGTACGTTTGAAGAGTTGCAGGATTGGCAGGCTGTGAAGAGTGATCGCTATGGAACACTAGGTGTTCACTCTCCCGGTTTCCAGATCAAACAGCGTCGTGAGATTCTTGAGATGGCTTACGACTTCACTGGTCTGGATCCCGATGGATCGCATGTTGAGGTTGTCGGTAACTCTCCTAACTGGCGGAAGTTCTTCGCTTACGTGAGGGTTCCCGATCTTGTCATCGATCCGGAAGGGATTGCTGACACTATTGAGCGTGGTCTCTTTGTCGCTACCAGTTTCGACGGGACTCTCCCCAACTTCATCGGGTATAGCAACGTCAGGGTTGCGTGCTTTAACGCAGTCCAGATGGCGATGAAGGGTGCTAGCCAGATTATCAAGGCGAAGCACACTCGCAATGCCGATGAGCGTATGGAGGTCGCAGCGGTTGCACAGCAGTACCTAGGTGCAGTCGAGAAAGCCACCATTGCCAACGCAGAGGCGATGCTCAGTGTGGATGGAGACAAGGCTCTTACTAAGATCCTTGACCACTTCTACCCTGTAAACGACATCAAGCTTTCCGACATTGCCAAGACACGTCGCAACCGGGAACGTGGCGATATCAGAATCATGTACCAGGGCGAGGGCAATACTAACGTGCGCTTGGCTGGTGACAACGGGTGGGCCGCCTACAATGCTTTCACGGAGTACATCGACCATGCGTCGGGCGTGAAGGTTGGTAGGCAGGTCGATAAGGCTGGTCTACAGCGGGCCGATAGGGCAGTCATGCCAGGTCGGTTCGTTGACATGAAGGTCAGGGCCAGCCAGATCGTGTTGGAGATGGCTAGCAGCTAGAACAGCCACATCTAGAACAGGACTATCAATCCCTACTCATAATCCCGACGACTCACAAACCAATGGCTCCCCATCTAGTGTGTTATTCGCACCGGATGGGGAGCCTTGGTGCGTTTTCAGGAGAGGTTCGTTATGGTGCGTGAATGAATGGTGTTTGAATCCCAATCATCGGAAACGAGGACCCCTACAACATGGACTTACAGATTCGCCCACCAATGAAGATGGGCAAGGCGAGCGTAGGAATGAAGATCGTGACGTCAAGAGTTAGACGAGATGACGATTTCTGGGAGACTAAGTATGACTTCCCCGATGGACTCCGGAATACCCTCGCCCGATACAAGACCCTTATATGGACCACCTGCGTACAGTCGGCAGTACGAACATACAGATATATCACCAGGGAATCAGCCTGTGGACTTGACTGCATCATCCACCGACATAGATTTGACTATAGAGCCAATAGAAGTACGAGCGGCTTTCTTGTACCTATCCGGTCTGCCATATCAGCAGTGGGCAGATTGGTTAATAGATAAGCCCCCACGTCGTCTACTGGCAGCACGATGGTTAGCCGCTCAGTATACAGCTATAGAAACGATCATGCGTCGAGAGCAAGTATGAGAGGGGGTATGAGAGCAGGGTAATTTCGTCCGCCGGCGATCGCAGGTTGGCATGTGTCGCACGGGCGTGTAACATGGTGGTCATACCCCCTGGGAGCGGTTAGAGAGGCTGTAGCAGTAGCCTGAGGCGCAGCTACTCTTTGGCCCACGTACTAGCTGTTCCCGGGGGACCATCTTAAGTGGTATATCTAGACCATCACTATAACCCTCCCAGGTAGGTAGGTAGATGCTAACCGGGATAGCATCTTTAAGATGGTCTAGTTGAAGGGGAGTGCTAAGTCGATCCTACGTACTATATAGCCCCCGGTACGTGGCTGGATCCTTAGTGCTCCCCTTCGCTATTTGTCGACCCTATACACAAAGTGACGATAGGAGAGTACGGTGAGAGATATCAAGCTGAAGGGCAAGGTGTATAAGACTACCCGACAGAATGTTGATGCTCTAGCATGGGCAACCAATCGACGGGGCCGCAACCCCTGGAAGGATGACGAGAACGTTGTAGTTGCTATTTGGGAGTACCTGTGTGAACATGGCGTGGAACTGATGGACACTGCCACGTATGGCGGAAGTCGCCAGTTGCGAAACGCTATGATGCGGCTGGTCAAGGAAGGGTACGCTGAGGTTGCTCCTATTAAGGCAGGCTCTCATTTCACCATGTTCAAGTTCAAGGATGATGTGAACCTGAACGGACACACACCCAGGATGATTGAACGGCCTACTGAGAACTACATAGCTGAAGCCCATCAGTACCCGGCAAGGGGACCAGCACCGTCTATCGGTATGGATATGCCTCTCCCTCCCGGGCCTAAGCCTGTTAGGTATAAGGAAGAGGATATCAATAAGTATCTCGACAAGTGGGCAGAGAATAACCCTGAAGACTATGCTCAGTGGGCTGAGGTTCTTGTGGAACGGCTGGGAGCTATCTATGGCTGAGCTAGTAACCCAAGAGGATCTAGAGAAGGCTGCTAACTACGTTAAGGGAAACACTGACTACATAGAACGTAGGGTCGTCTATAACATCGTGAGCAGGTTGGGCGACTTGATGTCGGACAACGCTGTGATGATAGCCAAACTAGATGGTATAAGGGCTGTGGTAAAGCATATGACCAAGGATTATCTAGATGGTTGAGCCTCTCCCCGCATGGGTGGACCCTACCCGACTGGAATCACAGCAGCATATCGTTAGTGATGTTGTTGATCGGTTCCGGGGGAGGAATGGTCACCCTATTAACGACGTGGTATTCCTACAGGCTCCTACAGGGGTTGGTAAGACGCTGATTGCCGAGTTGATAGCTCGGAAGTTGGGAGCGAAGACCATCTATAGCTGTACCACCAAGGCACTACAGGACCAGTTCGTTAGGGACTTCCCGTATGCCAAGGTGCTAAAGGGTCGTAGAAACTATCTCACTACTATGGGCATGGTTGGTGAGATGGGAGAAGAGGTGGATAGTATTGATGAGGCTGTGACCGCCCATGATTGCACGTTCAATTACGAGACAGGGATCTGTGGCTGGTGTGACAACAGAAACCATTGTCCATACATCAGGGCTAGAGGGGCTGCAACTTCAGCGAGACTGGCTGTCCTTAACTCTTCATATCTGCTCACGGATAGTGGAGGGCCTCGCCGCTTTAGTAATAGAGATTTGTACGTGCTGGACGAGGCTGACGTACTAGAGTCAGAGCTACTCAATCACACAGAACTACACCTGACTAATCGTCGGATGGAACGGCTACATATCTCCCCTCCTAAGTATAAGACTAAAGACGACACATGGGCGATGTGGATCAATGATGAAGCATTGCCGAAGTCTCAGGAATACCTTGATACACTGCCCATACTAGAGGAAGCTACTGACCGCCAGACCATCCGTGAGATTAAGTATATGGGTGATCTTGTGGCTCAGATGCGGCGAGTCAGGCTAGCTATCCCGAGAGGCAAGTGGGTGTATGACGGGTACCAGCACAGAGGGGACGTCATCTTTAGACCAGTATTCGTGAGGGAACACGGGGAAGAGTTGCTCTGGCAGAACGGGCGTAAGTTCCTTGTTATGTCCGCTACTATCCTCACTGGTGATGTGATGGCGGATGAGTTGGGGCTAACCCTCACTGGTAGGGCATACGATTTGCTAGATGTCCCGAGTAACTTCCCGGCAGAGAATCGTCCTGTCCACGTGGTACCTCTAGCTGATGTGACGAATACCAACAAAGATACAGAGCGGCCCAAGTTGGCTAGAGCTATCAATGGAGTGCTAAAGAGGCATCCCGATGAGCGTATTCTTATCCACACTGTCTCTTACGAACTTGCTCTGTATCTTTATGAAGTACTCCGCCATCATGTTCCCGGTAGCGGTATTGACGATCATAGTCGGCGGCGTCTTGTTACCTACACTAATTCTAGGGCTAAAGATGCCGCCCTTGAAGAATATAAAGCTTACCCTGGTGCTGTACTTATCGCTGCTAGTATGGATAGGGGAGTTGATCTTCCTAACGATCTTTGCAGAGTGCAGGTGATCGCTAAGGTACCGTGGCCCAACAAGGGTGATAAGCGGGTAGGTGCTAGGCTGTACGCTCCTGGTGGCGGTAACTGGTACGCCATGCATGCCATCCGTACCATCATTCAGATGGCAGGACGGGCAGTAAGGCATCGGGAAGACTACGCCATCACATACATATTGGATAAGCAATTCGCTGAGAACCT